GCAGTTCCAACTTTACTACCATTGAATCCATTTGAAATAACTAATGGTAGTACAACAATTGTAGTTAATGAACCAAATCATGGTAGATCTACAAGTGATACCGTTAGATTTAGAAATACTACAAATGTAGGAAATGTTTCGTCTGCAACAATTACTAATAATGCAGGGTATACAATTACAAAGGTTAATGATAATAGTTATACATTTGTATCAGGAGTTACAGCTTCTAGTACATTAAAAGGAGGAGGTGGACTTGCTTCAGCAGGCCCAGTTACAGTTACAGCATAATGGCATACACTTTAACAAATTTACAAGATGATATTAGAAATTATACGGAAGTAGATAGTTCTGTATTATCTACTGCTATTTTAAATACAATAATAAAAAACTCTGAAAACAGAATATATAGACAAGTTGATTCTGATGATAATAGATTTTACGCTACATCAAATTTAGCTGTCGGTAATAGGTATGTAACAATACCATCTGATTTAAGAATTATAAGATATGTTCAATTAAAAGACTCAAATAATAAACAAACATTTTTAGAAAAAAGAGACACTAGTTTTATGGCAGAATACTACGATACACCAAGCACTGCTAATGGATTACCTAAATATTATGCTAATTGGGATGCTAATTTTTGGGTTGTTGCTCCTACACCTGATGCTACTTATGAAATAACTTTAGCATATGTAAAGCAACCTACTAGCTTAACAGACGCTTCTGTCAGTGGATCTGGAACATATATTTCTAATAAATATCAAGATTTACTTTTATATGCTGCTTTGGTAGAAGCATATGGATACTTGAAAGGCCCCGCAGATATGTTACAATACTACGAACAGTCTTTTCAAAGAGCACTACAATCGTACGCGGTTGAACAACAAGGCCGTAGACGCAGAGACGAATATAATGATGGTGTTATTCGTACTCCACTTAAATCAGAATCACCATCTAAATACTAAGGAGATAGTAATATGGCAAATATAGTACCTGATTCATTCAAAACTGGATTATTAAAAGGAACGTTTAATTTTGATACTTCTGGTAATGGAGGAAACTCTTTTAAACTTGCCTTGTATACTAGCATAGCAGGATATAACACAGCTTCGACAGTTTTTTCAGCAACTAACCAAGTTAGTTCAGTTGGAACAAACTATACAGCAGGTGGAAATACTTTAACAAATAGTGGAGTAACAATAGCATCAAACATTGCTTTTATAGACTTTGCTGATTTGACTTTTTCATCTGTTACTTTAACAGCTGCTGGTGCCGCGATATACAAGACAACTGGTGGTGGAAATGAACTGGTTCTAGTATTAGACTTTGGTGGAAATAAAACGGCAACTAATGGTGATTTCGTCATTCAGTTTCCTACAAATAATTCATCAAGTGCGATTATTAGAATTGGTGACGCATAATATTAAGGATTTTATAAATGGCTTTTGTTTTAAATGACAGAGTTAAACAAACTAGTACAACTACTGGTACAGGAACATTTAGTTTAACAGGAACTGAAGTAGGTTTTGAAACTTTTGTTACAGGTATTGGTGATACTAATAATACGTTCTACGCTATATCTAACGATGGAACTGCTGAATTTGAAGTCGGTATTGGCACAGTAACTGATGCAGCTACTGATACACTTTCAAGAGATACCGTTATCTCCTCTTCAAACTCAGATAACAAAGTTGATTTTAGTGCTGGAACTAAAACTGTATTTTGTACTTATCCTGCAAAACGTGCTCCGTCTGCGGGTATGACAGCCGCAACTTATATTAATACACACGCTTCAACAATATCTGATTCACAAACAATAGATTCAGGAGTTTTAGCAGGCCCCGTAACAGTAACTGGTACGGTAACAGTAACAGGAACATTGGCAGTAATATAATGAGTAAAATACAAGTAGATTTAGTTGCACCATCAACAGGAACGTCATTGACTATAGGCGAATCTGGTGATACAGTGTCTGTCGGATCAGGAGCTTCATTTGCAGCAACTAATATTGCAAATGGAACTATTTCTGATTCAGAGTTTCAAAATTTGAATGGCGTATCTTCAAATATTCAAACTCAAATAGATACTAAAACTAGCACAGGTAAAGCTATAGCAATGAGTATAGTTTTTGGATAGGAGAAAATAGATGGCTAACCCAAACATAGTAAACGTAACAACAATTCAAGGTAAAATTGTTGGTGCTGCATTAGGAACAGGCTCTGCAGATATTGTTACTAACGCTTCTTCTTCAGGAAAAATTTTTAAAATAAATACAATTATTGTCTCTAATGTTGATGGAACAAATTCTGCAGATGCAACAGTTAAATACTATAATAGTGACAATACAACTTCCTACGCTATTGTTTCTACAGTAACTATACCTGCTGATTCTTCATTAGAGGTTATAGGTAAAAACACATCAATTTATTTAGAGGAGGGGGACAAAATAACTGCTCTTGCCAGTGCCGCAAGTGATCTTGAGATCATTGTTAGTTATGAGGAGATTTCATAATGGCTAACCGTCAAGGTGGATTTATTTCTGGAACCGCTACAACAATTTCTACAGCATCAAATTTTGCTGGAGGCAATCAAAGTGCTACTGATCTAAAAACTTTTGCAGAGTCTGCAGTTATTTCTGGAGTAGCTTCAGGAATGTTTGATCTAGATGAATATTATAATAACGTAAAAGATGGCACTTGGCCAAATGCAACCCCTGCAAATGTTGCACCAACAGCTGGAGGAACTCTTACAATAAATTCTCAATCTTTAGGAAGTTATGATTACTGCATCAAACATGGTAATCAAACTGTTTCAAGTTTTTCTAATACAGATTTT